CCGATGCTGTTACATCATCAATTCGCTGAATCCTGTAGGATAAAAAAATATCAGTAGAATTGTCGGGTGTTGGCCAAAGATAAAGAACAGGAGTTGTTTGTCTATCGACAAAAAATTCTGTAGGTCTTGCCTCAGTTGTTTTATTAGGAATATTCAAATATTCCATACGCCCTACCCTATTGACTTGATAGTCCGTTTGAGTTCCGCTTACTGTTCTTCGTATAACGGCCTCAATTACGTCAATATCATAAGAATTAAGCGTATAACTTGCTGTGCTCTCTGTTAGAGTTAAACTAACTTGAGCAATCGTCCAAATATTAATGCCTCGGTTCGACCAATCTGCAAACATAATGTTTAAAGATCGTCTAGCCGTTGCTGCATCATACCCTGTTCGAGCCTCTAACCCAGCAAGTTCGTACGCTTCTTCTATTACTTCACCCGTGTCTAAAGCGAATGTTTTAGTACCCGAAGTAGCCATGATCTAAGATCCTGGCGCTTCGTAATATTTCAAAAATTCACCCCAAACAGTGTACTCGTTTCCTGCATCAGCAGTAGAAGGGATAACAAAAAGAACATCGCCCGAATAACCAGATGCTGCTGTATTTTGTAATCCGCCTATAGTGCTGAAATCAAAAGAATTGTCATAAGCCATAGTTAAAAAAGTAACGTCAGTGGTTGCATCCCAATCAAGAGAAGCAGGAGCATCAGGTGCTCCACTTACTGTGTACCAGATTCTATTTAATGAGACGTGTGCGCAGGATTCACCGTTTAAAGTAGATGTATTCAATGCAGAAACATCTACTAAAGTGGTGCTGCTTGCACTTCCATCAGAATAAACAGAACAATAAACAATGAGCTTTCTTTCACCATCATCTTGATTAGTGGGACCTGTGACTGTATTAGCCATAAATTACTCCTACTTATATATTAAGTTTGATTAATGAGTAATCCGTAGTTACATCAACCAACATACATGTACCAACGATATCTAAGATGTCGCTTGTTGCTGGGGCTACGCCACCTGCAACGGTTGCTGATCTCACTACGTTATGCCCAAGCACTACAGTTCCTACAGTTAATACTGCTGCTGGTCCATAAGTTTGGAACCAACCGTAAGCACTTAATGCCATATCAACAACGGGAACACCCATTACTGCACCTGTTTCTGCTGCTGGTGCAACTACAAGGCCAGACCAAGGATCTGACATTAAAGAAACTTTAGATGAAGTTGCTATTGCTGTAGCTAATGCATCGTGACATGTTATTACAACTGAAGGATCATCCGAATGATCGTGTACTGGATTAGACTTAATTTTTAAACATTGTCCTTCCCCATCGCCATCATTTACATAAAGATAACCACCTGCATACTGATTTAAAGTAAGGTCAGTTCCTGCTGTTTCCACTGAAATCTCATACTCACCTGCTGCAACTGCTGCGGTTGGGGCTAAATCTTGATGATCGGCTTTAGTTCCAACAATGGTTTGAACAAGTTTTCCTGCTGTTAATGCAACACCGCCTGCTAAGCCGTATCTAAATACTCTGTCCCCGTAGTAAAGAGTTGACCCTAAAGGAATATCATTTCCTAAAGAATCCTCTACTGATGTAGTTCCACTTGTAAAAGGGTTGATAATTGAGTCTGGGTTTGATCCCTTACCAGTAAAAAAGTCCGTAGGTGCGAAACCTAGTATTGAACTTGTTCCAGTTGTGCTACCAATTTGGTACGCACCACCTTCTCTAGTTCCATAGGTAGTCTCTGCTCCTGTTGTACTATTAACTCTGTAAGTTATAAAACCGTTTTTGGACCTGACTGGTCCAGTAAAGCTTGAATTTGCCATAATTAAGTCTCCTTAATAACCCTATCGTCTTTTGGCATTGTCTGCTAGGTCAGTCGATAGGTAAAATTTATCCTAGATAAAGTTAATGGGAGTTGAGGCAGAAACCCTCCCATAATTGGTTCCATAAGTTTACTTGCGTTATTACTCTTTATGCGCCCGGAGAACCGAAGATACCACGCCAGTCAGACCAGCCGAAGCTGTATCTTTCTCTTGCTTTGTATCGTACATTTCCAGTTTCAAAATCGCCTTCCATGTTAGTGGAAACGGCGGTTCTGACGAAATGCTTCAGTCCATTAGGAATATCTGTTTTAATAAACCAAGCGTCAGTGTCTGTCAAATAATGATTCACAGCATAGCCGTCAGGGATCATTCCCATATTTCTAATTGCATTGATGTCATTATCTGAAGTTCCGATTCTACCTGGAGTATTTAACAGCCGATCTGCAATAAACTGTAATGCTGGCGGCACAATTAATCGTTGTGCTTGAGCATTAACTTTCAGACCTCTCTCATCTTTAAAGCCAGCAATATCAATTAATGCTTGCTCCATAGATGTTTCGTTAAGGTCTGCAGCCGTGCTTAGTTCGTTCTTAAGGTCACCAGCAGTTATAGAAGTATGATCGGTAGCGAAAAGTTCTTTACCGTCTCCTCCTGGATAACTACTACTAAAACCGTTATTCAACACATTAGCAGCTTTAATCTGCTTTGTTTGTTGCATAGAACGAGCAAGAGCACGAGTGTATCTTGCAGAAAGGGTATCATAAAGATTATCTTCCATAGCCTCTTCAGTAAGGGAGAAAGCTAAAGCCACAGTGTCATGTGTATAACGAGCTGTCCAAGTTTCTTGGGCAGTGTCATACTTAACTGCAGCGCCTTCGCCTTTAACTGCTGCTTCCCCGAATCCAGAGAGCATCACTTCTTCCTCATAAGCACGGTCTGAACTTTCGGTATCGAAAATCATTGTGTGCTCATCAGCATAGCTTGAGTACTCTAGTCCGAATAAAGCGTTAAGGCCTGGAACAAGTTCTTTAACGAGCTGTGCTCGATTAATTGCCATTACTTATCTCCTTATTCAAATGGATTAGCTGGGAAACGAAAAAAGGCTCTAGCATAAGCCGCTATTGAGTTGCTTGGTGTATCCACAAAGCCAACACAAAGAGCCACGCCAGAAGATGTAGTAGCAGTTACGCCCTCCGCAGAACGACCAGTAGATGTACTACCAGCAGTTGTTGTGAGAGTGTATTTGCTGCCAATAAAACTTACCGCAGGAGTTCCTGCTGTAAATTGAGCCTCATAAACGATGTCAGGATCGTTATATATGTAGGCTTTGGCATCTGCACTTCCTAATGTAGCAACGTCTGCAGTCCAATGTTTCGAAAACGTCGGAGTGCCGTCAGTTGCTTCGTAATAAACGCCAGCAAAAACGCCAATAGGAGCACCAGTAGCCGTACCCTGAATGATATAACCGCTTGATAGATTGACAACATCTCCACTAAAAATTGAAGCATTTGTCGCACTAGCGATTCTCATTTGGGCAGGTCTAATAGTTCCACCAGTCATATGATAGGCTGGTGTAAACCCATTGGGATCATTAGTATTTGCCATAGTTATTTACCCATAAGTTAAAAGGTTAATCTTCAGAAAGATCCCGTTTGCTACCAAACTCCGTCTTCGTTCTACGATTCGGTTGTTCAATAGGCATAATAGGATTACTTTCCCTCATTAGTTCTGAATCAACTGCCTGCATGGACGCATCGGTCATTTCTTGGAAATATTCCTTACGTTCATCGACAATCTCTTCATCTATTTTTGCTAAGATTAAACCGCCAACCCCAATAACACCTGCATGTTTTCCATCCTCAATTGTCGGACCTTGAAACTCGGGATGAGTTTCAGACCTAACAGGTTCGAATCCTTCACGAATACGCTTAGACATATTCGTTTTGTCATCTTGCCCGAGAATGCTTTCACGGATCCAGCGATACTTGTATCCTGGAGGTGGTTTAGGCGCGTCCAAACTGGACGGGGGTTGCCAAGGTTTCCTGCGAGTTTTTGTTTCTCGAACTTCAGCAGAACGGGAGTTGCGATCTGTCATATTATACTCCTAATATTAGACATACTTTGCGTATTCTGTTAGTGGCACACCAAGTTTTTTAGCAATTGCTTGCTGACTTGCTGAGAGTTTTACTGTTCTGGATTTCCTAGTCCTTGGGTTAGTCCCAACACTATTCCGTCCGACAGCTTGGACAGGAGGAGATTTACTCTCCGCTTGTTCAAATTTGTGTGGAAAGGCTTCTTTAATTCTCTTGCTTAGTTGTTCATAGTAATCAGGAACAGCAGGATTTATCCCCTGTTCTTGCATTTCCTTATCTACATCAAAAGCAGCATTAGTCATAATACGGTCTGTTCCAAACCAAGCGTTTTCTTCTTTTTGTGCCCAGGCCGTTGCTCTAGGATCAAGCTGTTGATTTGGCGCGGCACCATTTTGTGCTACGACGGGAGCTGCATCTCTTTGCTTCTTTGCCCTGGCTAAAGTTTCTTGCTCAACAGCAAGTTTAGCTATGTTTTGCTGTGCATTTATTTGACCGTCCATATCCCCTGTCTGCATGGCTTCTTTATATTTTCCTTTTGCCTGCTCTAATTCAGTGACAACGCGGCCATTGTATTCTTGAAATAGGGCTTTATCAGAAGTTTCAATTTTTTGTTCAAAATCTTTAACTTGATCTCTTAGTGTTTGAGCTACCCTAATCGCTTCGTCTCTTTGTCTTTCAGCTTCTCTGTGGTTATAGGTCAGTTTATCGATTCTTTTCTGAACCTTATCGCTGTACTGCTCTATTTCTTGTTCGTGTTCTTGACCCGAAGCGTCAACTTCAACAACAGCAACACCTTCGTCTGCGGGTGTCTGTATTTCAATTTCTTGTTCTAAATTTTCTTGTGCTTGTGGCATGGTTTCCTCCATGAGTTAATTTGAGTTTAGCGTGAATCTTTTCAATAGTAAACATTAAACACCTAAAATATCTTCAGGGTCGTCAATTAAAGCTAAGATTTCATCGTCGTTTAAAAGGCGCAAGTCTCCTCCATCGATCTGAATACGAGCTCCTGCGTAGCGTCCAAAAACAACCCAATCACCTTCCTTGCACCAAGGGCCTTCAGGAAATTTATTGAGGTCTTTATAAGCATCTGGCCCTAGAGCTACAATATAGCCCACGACTGTAGTTAGACGCTCTCGGTCTACAGTTTGTTTAGCCAGATAGATTCCACCTTTTGTCTTCTCAGCAGGGGCAAAGGGTAAAATTAGCATTCGATAACCGGTAGGTTTAGGCAGTTTATGGGAAATAGTGCCTTTTTTTAGGTCATCGGGAGTAAAAGGGGTAGGTTTTTCTATTTTTGGCTCTTCTTTGCCAAAATTTTGAACAAAAGAGGGCATTTCTTTTGTTTTCTCGGCTTTAATCGCCATCGGGGGTCTCCATTCGTTTATGTAGTCTAATTATCTCGTTCTCAATAAAATTCAACCCCGCTATTTCGCCAACTAAACGATGATATTGGTTAAAATCACCTATACCGCCGCTTGCAAGAGTATCTTTCAGCTCTTCTTGTCGTTTGCGGGACTGTTTTAGTAAAAATTCAGTCGCCGTTAGCCAATCCATGGCTTATTCTTTTATCCATTGGATAAAACTCAGTCCTTTTGTGGCTGCTCCGCCACCATTTGCTTTACCTTTTACCGCTTTCACCTTGCCGTCGCCGTTTGTGTTCAGCTTAACTGGGTTCTTTTGTGGTCCTGGATAAAGTTTTGACTTCTTTTTCATCTTAACTCCTGTTATTTCCTCTAGTTTTTTCATCTGCTTGTCGGACAGTGTTTAAAATATCGGCATACGTTCTATCTGATTCTAGTATAGATGATTGTACGTCTTTTTCCCTTTGTGCTGCAATTTTCATTTCAGCAATGGCCTCTTGAGACTCAATTTTCTCTCTATCAACATCTGTTTTTTGGTCAGCAGCAACGGCCTTTTGTCTTATCTCAGCTCTTTGGAGTTCAATAATTGGATCCATCTTCTCGATTTCTTCGGCTTTAGCCATAGCCTCTGCTCTGCCGGTAACTGCGGCTGTTGCTTGTGTAGCCATTTGAGCAATTTGATTCATAATTTCTTGTGCTTGCTCTGGAGGTAGTTTTTGGAGTTCCTCTAGTGGAGGTAGTTTTTGACCCATCTCTTCTTCAATCTGAATCCTATACAACATCGCCTGATGTTCTTGTATGTTTGCGCTTAACATCTGCACAGCTCCTTGGTTTTGTTGAGCCATGGGATTTTGAAGAAAAGAAGAATGAGACGCAACATAGGCTTCGTGGTCCTGCCACTCAAACGCCTTAATGGGTTGTCCCAACATGACGGCCTGTTCTTCACTGATCGGATCTCTTGGTGGAACTTCTGGAACTTCTGGTTCTGGTTTAAACAAAGTTTCTGGGTTTTTAATTTCAAGCGCTTCGTACATTCGTCGATACGCTTCTTGTAGGTTGTGAATTTCTGGGGCTGCTTGAGCCATTTGTAATTGTTGTTGTGCAATCATTACCCGTTGTGACATGGAAAAAATATTG